GGGTATTGCTGGAGGCTCTAGAGCCATTACCATCAACATCACTGGAGTGAATGATAATCCAGTAGAGATGATTGAGCATGAACCTGTTGACGTACAAGCTACCTTGATAGACTACGAAGAAGAAGAAGATGAGTAATTTGACTGTAGCTCTACTACCGTGGCAGCAAGATGTCTTTAAAGACCCTGTAAGGTTCAAGATCATCGCTGCTGGTAGACGTACAGGTAAGTCAAGGTTAGCAGCTTGGACATTGATCATAGAGGCTCTACAGACTGATAAAGGTCATGTCTGGTATGTAGCACCAACGCAGGGACAAGCTAGAGATATTATGTGGACTACGCTGTTAGAGCTAGGCCATCCAGTTATCAAAGGTAGTCATGTCAACAACATGCAGATTACCTTGGTCAATGGCGCTATCATTTCACTAAAAGGTGCTGATAGACCAGAGACTATGCGTGGTGTTAGTCTTAAGTACTTAGTGATGGATGAGTACGCAGACATGAAACCACAAGTGTTCGAACAAATCCTTAGACCTGCTTTAGCGGATCAGAAGGGTAGAGCAATGTTCATAGGTACACCAATGGGTAGAAACCATTTCTATGAACTATTTAAGTTAGGTGATACTGGTAAGGATGAGCATTACAAGTCATGGCACTTTACCAGCTTTGATAATCCGTTGTTAGATCCTGAAGAGATTGAAGCTGCTAGAGGATCAATGTCTAGCTTTGCTTTCAGACAAGAGTTCATGGCTTCCTTTGAAGCAGCACAGTCGGAGATCTTCAAAGATGAATGGATTAAAGTCAGTGATGAAGAACCTGAAGATGGTAACTACTTCATTGCGGTGGATCTATGTGGTTTTACGGATTCATCTCAGACGAACAAAGCGAAGAATTCTAAGTTGGATGAAACAGCGATAGCTATTGTTAAGGTTAACACTAAAGGCTGGTGGGTTGCTGACATTCAATATGGTAGGTGGGATGTCCGAGAAACAGCAGTAAGGATTCTAAAGGCTGCTAAGGACTACAGAGTTAATGCTGTAGGGATTGAGAAAGGCGCACTGAAGAATGCAGTGATGCCTTACATGAATGATCTGATGAGGAGATTAAATTACTATCCTCGTATTGAAGAGTTAACACATGGTAACAAGAAGAAAACAGATAGGATTGTTTGGTCATTACAAGGACGGTTCGAACACGGTAGGATTGTGTTGAATGAAGCAGACTGGAATAACAAGTTCATTGATCAGCTTATGCAGTTCCCTGATTCAAAGACGCATGATGACTTGATTGATGCTGTAAGTTACATTGACCAAATCCAGGTTGCAGATTGGAATCAGAACTTGGATGAAGAAGAATGGGAACCTTTAGATCATGTCGCATCTTACTAAAACATGTTTTAAATGCAAGGAAGAAAAACTTCTTGAGTTTTTTCACAAGCACAAAAAAACAAAAGATGGCCACTTAAACAAGTGTTCAAGTTGTAGTTTAAAAGATTTATATGAGTGGCGTTTAAACAACCCAGACTACAGGAAAAAAGAACATGAAAAAATTAGGCAAAAAGAAAACAGATTAACAAGACAAGAATATTTATTAAAACTTAAAACCAACTCTAAAGGAAGAAAAGTAACTTCTTTATGGTATCAACATAAAAGAAGAACACAGTTTAGCAATTTTATTTATTCTGAACTAGATGAGTTTGTTTTTAAAGAAGCGTGTATTCTAAGAGACATTAGAAACAAAACAACTAATATTACTTGGCACATTGACCATATTGTTCCTATAAACTACGATAAAGCATGTGGGTTACACAACGCTTTTAATTTACAAGTTGTTCCTTCTGTCTGGAACTGTAAAAAAAGCAATAGAAACACTGAAACATTCTTCCCACACAGTAAATCTGTTGCAGGATACTAACAATGAAATTTGATTCTGAACTAACACCTCAAAATGCTCTAGTGGCTTTTGTCATGGATCGCTGTAACCAATGGCGAGATCACCGTGATGAGAACTACCTAGATCGTTGGGATGAGTATGAACGTCTATGGCGTGGTCTTTGGGCTGATGAAGATAAAACTAGGTCTTCAGAGCGATCAAAGCTCATTAGTCCAGCACTACAGCAAGCTGTAGACAACAAACAATCAGACATGGAAGAAGCAGTGTTCGCTAAAGGTGTGTTCTTTGATATCGTTGATGATAGCGAAGATCAAAACAAAGCAGACATTGAGATCATGCGTACCAGGCTAACTGAAGACTTTAAGAAAGATAGGATCAGAAAGCAGATTGGTAATGTCATGACCTTAGCAGAGATCTACGGTACTGGTATTGGTGAGTTGATTGTTAAGCAAAAGAAGCAACTAAAGCCTTCTACACAGCCTTCAGCGAACCCAGGACTGAGCATGATCGGTGTACAGTCTTCTGTTCGTGTGTCCGTAGACTTAAAACCTATTAACCCTAGAAACTTTCTTATTGATCCTAACGCAGCTAACATTGCTGATGCTTTAGGCTGTGCTGTAGAAGAATATGTAGGTAGACATACCGTCATTAAAGGTATGGAAGATGGTGTTTACAGACAAGTTAGTGTTGGAGATGCTGCTGTTGATACTGACTTAGAACCTACACAAGACTTAACTTACTATCAGAACGATAAAGTACTACTGTTACGTTACTATGGTTTAGTACCTAAACGGTTGTTAGAGAACCCAGATGAGGTTACTTCTGAAGAAGAAGAGCTGTATTCTGACATGGTTGAGGCATTGATTGTCATTGCTAACGGTGAATCACTGTTAAAAGCAGAAGAGAATCCCTTCATGATGCAGGATAGACCTATCATTGCTTACCAAGCTGATAGTGTTCCTGGTCGTTTCTGGGGTAGAGGAACTGCTGAGAAAGCATACAACATGCAAAAGGCTGTTGATGCACAGATTCGTAGTCATGTAGACTCTTTAGGGCTTACAACAGCACCTATGATGGCTGTAGATGCCTCTAGATTACCTCGTGGACAGAAGTTTGAGATACGTCCTGGTAAGACTATCATGGTTAATGGTAACCCACAAGAGATCTTACAACCCTTTAAGTTTGGTGTTACTGACAAAACAAACATAGAAACAGCTCAATTGTTCGAAAGAATGATGCTACAAGCAACAGGTACGCTAGATACAGCGAACTTACCTGCTCAAGTAAGCGGTGGTGATGCAGCAGCAGCAGGATTAGCGATGGCTGTTAGCGGTATCATCAAGAAAAACAAGAGAGCATTAGTCAATTTCCAAGAAGATTTCCTTATTCCGTTCGTTCAAAAGGCTGCGTGGCGGTATATGCAGTTTGCTCCTGACCGTTATCCAGTACAGGACTTTGAGTTTATACCGTCCGGTACGTTAGGAATGGTTGCTAGAGAGTTTGAACAGGCTCAAATGATGGCAATGATGTCTACGTTAGGGCCAAATAGTCCTATCGTACCTTTGTTACTGCAAGGTATTGTTGAATACTCATCGTTACCTAACCGTGAAAGCCTTTTACAGCAACTTCAGCAGCTAACACAGCCAAATCCTGAGCAACAACAGGCTCAACAACAAGCTACACAGCTTCAATTAGCGGATGCACAAGCAACTGTGCAGGAAAAGCAAGCTAGAGCACAGAAAGCAGCAGCAGAGGCTCAGAAAGCGTCTATAGAGGCTCAGTTAATGCCTGAAGAGGTAAGAGCTAAGATCGTTAATGCAGCTACTCAGAACCTTCCTAGCAACGATGATTCAGCAGAAAGAGAGTTTCAGCGTCGAATCAAGATTGCTGAGTTGATGTTGAAGGAAGAAGATATCAAAAGCAATGAAAACATCGCCAAGATGCAAATGGAGGCTAAAAAGCAAGTAGATAAGCAGTTTACTGATGCTCTTGGTGAGTAATCATGGATGAGGAAAAGCTACTACAACTAGCTTCAGTTGTTGGTAAGTTAAAGAAGAAGGTATCTGAACTTGATTCCAAAGCAGATACCATCAAAAAACTGCAAGGACCACAGGGAGAGCAAGGACTACAAGGTCCAAAAGGTGATACAGGTAAAGATGGTTTACCTGGAAGAGATGGTAAAGACGGTAGAGATGGTGTTGATGGTAAGGACGGTAAAGATGGTAAGCCAGGGGTATCCGTTGTTGATGCTTACATCGACATGGATAATTCACTGGTTCTTAGGTTATCTAATGGCATTGATGTTAGTGCTGGTGAAATGCCTACCATACCATCTAAAGCAGATTCTATCTATGTTTCAAACACACAGAACTTTAGCTTAGATGGTTTACCAACTGCTGGACAGTTCCCTCAACCAGATTACTTTGTTGTCAAACAAGATGGTGAATGGCGTAAAGCTCCGTTTGCATACTTACAGGCTTGGTTAGATCAGGTTAATTACTTAACAACAGAAAATGGTGATCGCTTGACAACAGAGTCTGGTGATTACATTATCATGGAGTAGACATGGCTGACGTAAAGATATCAGCTCTATCAAACGCAACAACACCACTATCAGGTACTGAAGTAGTTCCTGTTGTACAAAGTGGTGTTACTTACAAAACAACCGTACAAAGCATTGCTAACTTAGCTGCCTCTGGTTCAGTAACATCAGTAGCGATGTCAGTCCCTACTGGATTAACTGTAACAGGTTCTCCAGTAACTTCTTCAGGTACGTTAGCAGTATCGTACACAGCTGGTTATGCTATACCAACCACAGTTAAACAGTCTGATTGGGATACTGCTTATGGATGGGGTAATCATGCTTCAGCAGGTTATCTAACATCAGCAACAGCAGCAACAACATACCAACCGTTAGACGGTGATTTAACAGCCATTGCTGCTTTATCAGGTACATCAGGTTTCCTGAAGAAGACAGCCGCTAACACATGGACACTAGATACATCAACGTATCTAACATCAGAAACAGACCCTGTGTTTACTGCTAGTGCTGCTAGTGGTATCACATCAACGAACATAAGTAATTGGAACACAGCATACGGTTGGGGTAACCATGCCTCTGCTGGTTATGCGTTAGGAACAACAACAATCACTGCTGGTACTGGGTTATCTGGTGGTGGTGATTTGTCCGCTAATAGAACCATTAACTTAGCGAACACAGCGGTTACAGCAGGTTCCTACACCAACGCTAACATCACTGTTGATGCACAAGGCCGTATCACAGCAGCTTCTAATGGCTCTGGAGGTGGTGGTTCTGGTACAACAACTTACGCCGTTACCTTTAACAATAGTGGTACTGGAGATGCTTCAGGAACAACCTTTGATGGTTCTGTAGCACGTACAATAAGCTACAACACGCTAGGGGCTCCATCAACAACAGGCGATGACGCAACAGGTACATGGAGCATTGATGTGCTTGGTAGTGCTGGTTCAGCTACTAACTTGCTTGGTGGTGCTGCTAACAGAATTGCTTATCAGAGTGCTTCAAACACAACAACTTTTATTACCGCACCAACAGCAACAGATACTTATCTTAAATGGACAGGATCAGCTTTTTCATGGGCTGCTGTGTCTGGTGGAAGTGGTGGAGGAAGTCCTAACTTAGACGGAGGTACACCTACGAGTAGCTACCTCGCTGTTGATCCTATTGATGGAGGAACACCGTAATGCCAGTTCAAGTACAACTAAGGCGTGGAACAACATCTGATTGGTCTACTGCCAACCCAACACTAGCTGCTGGTGAAGTTGGTGTTGATACGTCACTAACGAAGTTCAAAGTAGGTAACGGATCTACGGCATGGAATAGCCTTGGATACGCTACGTTAACTTTCCAAGGTGCTTATGCCGGTGGTACAACGTACTATCCTAATGATTTAGTAACGTACGATAGTTCTACCTATATCTGTATCCTACAAAGTACAGGTAACTTACCTACGAACACAACGTACTGGTCTTTGTTAGCTGCTAAAGGTACTGATGGTGCTGTTACTTTAAGCACTGCACAGACACTTACCAACAAAACTATCTCTGCTAGTAACAACACACTAACTGGTCCTGATGGCACTACTCAGGTTGGTTATCTAAGTGCTCCACAAAATAGTCAAACAGGTTCTACATACACGTTAGTACTTGGTGATGCTGGTGACCACGTATATTTCACTAGTGGCTCTACAGCAACGCTAACAGTACCTACTAACGCATCAGTAGCATTCACTACAGGTACTACGATCTTAGTAGTCAACAACAACAGTGGTAACTTAACAATCTCTGGTGCAGGTGTTACATTCCAGTTAGCTAACGGTGCTACTGGTAATCGTACTGTAGCCACTAAAGGCATGGCATCCCTGTTAAAGGTAGCTACAGATACTTGGTGGGTAACTGGGCCAGGAGTGACCTGATATGGCTGGTAACTTAACGAACATGATTGCGTCTATCTTTTCAGGTAGCGCAGTCACAGCAGATCCTTACTACGAATACACCACGCTACTGCTTCCTGGTTCTGGAACCAACGGCGCACAGAACAATACGTTCTTAGACGGTTCTACCAATAACTTCACCATCACCCGCAACGGCAACACGACACAGGGTACGTTCTCACCGTTCAGTCAGACGGGGTGGGGGAATTATTTTAATGGGACAAATGCGTACTTAACATTCGCAACAAATGCCGCATTTAACTTAGGCACTGCTGACTTTACGATTGAATGGAATTTTTATTATTCAGAAACACCACCAGCAGGTAGCGGCTATGACTATTTGTTTGGGATGGGCGCTAATGCAACAACAGGGATTGCGTTATACATTCAAGGCGGTGTTCCAAAAGTATGGAACGGGTCATTAGTTTTAACATCGTCGCAATCAGTTGTTGGATTTACGTGGTATCACCTTGCGCTAGTGAGATCAAGCGGCACGCTGACAATGTATTTAAACGGTACGTCAGTTGGTTCCGTATCTCTTACAAGCAATCTAACTGGAGGCGAACTATCTTCTGGTCCTAGTGTAGGAACGTGGAGTCCTGTTGATCTTTCGTACTTTCCGGGCTACATATCAAATCTTAGGATTGTAAAAGGTACTGCAATTGTTCCTCCGTCTGGTGGGCCAACTTCTCCGCTAACAGCAGTTTCTGGCACATCTCTACTTACTTGTCAAAGCAACCGCTTTAGGGATGCAAGTTCAAACAATTTTGCAGCAACAATAAACGGCTCCCCCTCCGTACAAGCCTTCTCCCCATTCAACCCCACTGCATCGTGGTCTGCTGCGACTAATGGTGGGTCAGGGTATTTTGATGGTAATGGGGACGCATTATCTATATCATCACAAGTAGCACTTGGTTTTGGCACAGGCGACTTCTGTACAGAATTTTGGGCTTATAGACAAAATCAAGTAAATTATCAAGTTATATTTCAACTAAATACATATAATAACGGCTTGTATATTAGAGCAGAAGCACCACAGTATAGCGATTCGTTTTACTTTGTTGGTGTAAGTTACAATTGGGATCCAGCGACAAACTTTAAGCTTAACTCATGGACACATTTTTGTATTACCAGACAAAGCGGAACTCTTAGATTTTTGACGAATGGAAAACTTATCGTAAATGCTACTAACACTAATAACATGGGAGCGGCAACCGCTGATATTGGCGCCGCTGGCTATCTAGGATATTTAAGTGGGGTTCGTATTGTAAAAGGCTCGGTTCCTAGCGAATATCAAACAAGTATTACAACGGTAGGCACACAAGTGTTTAATCCGCCAACCGCTCCTCCAACAAATGTTACCGATACTCAACTCCTCCTCAACTTCACCAACGCCGGTATCTATGACGCTACGTCTAAGAATGATCTTGAGACGGTTGGTAATGCACAGATAAGCAATACAACAGCACAGTTTGGAAGCACGAGTATTAAGTTTGATGGGACGGGGGATAGTTTAGATTTTCCTACATCGACTTTTTTTACGATGGGTACAGGGGATTTCACAATTGAATGTTGGTACTACTCTCCCGTAGGCTATGCAACAGGAAACGCTTACCTGTTTGATTTAGGGGTAAACGGAACAAGGGTTCAACTTGCTAGTAACCAGTTATATTTTATTGCTGTTGCCGGTTCTGGTGTTACAGGGGCTGCTGGAATAGGCACTGGTGCTTCAACGTGGTATCACCTTGCAATAGCTAGGTCTGGGTCTACTATTACTGTTTATGTAAACGGAACATCAATTGGAAATGTTACAAACGCAAGTAATTTAACAGACAATGATTGCCGTATAGGTCAATATGGTGGCGGCGGGAACGGATTCAACGGTTACATACAAGACTTCCGCATCACCAAAGGCTACGCTCGCTACACAGCCAACTTCACTGCACCAACAGCAGCGTTTCCCACGTTATAAAGGATAGATATGTACTGGACAAAGAACGGGTCTATCCCAAGCACTGAAACTGATGGCACTGAAGGCTGGCAACCGGCTCCAGAACCTCCGACAAACATCCCTGCTGACAAAGAGTTGGTATGGCTAAACTGGGAATGGATCGTAAGAGACCCTAAGCCAGCAGACAGGGCAGGATGGCAGTGGAACTGGAACCATGCAGACAGGGCTTGGGTAGAGAGTCAATGGGGTAATGAAGTACAGCCTGTAGAGGTCTTCGAAGATCAAGCAGAGCCTACCTTGTTACCTGAAGTGTTTACTTCTTCACAGGTATCTGTGATGACTACAGCACAGCTTTTATAAAGTCTGCTATACGTTGATGCTCTTCAGCAGTACCATCGTTTTTGATACGGTTAGCTCTCCAAGACATGATAACTACGTTTCCTTTGACGTATCCTTTAGAGGAATCAATCCTATCAAAGCTTGGGGAGTCATCTGAGCGATAACTAGCTGAGTAGTTTAACTCAATACCTAATATCGGACAATGCGTAGGAAATGTTAGGTCATTAAACTCTATGTTCCATTCATGTTTGTAGTTAGATGCTTTCTTACGCCTAAACTTTTCTCTGATGATCTGATAGAACTCATCAGCACGAACATAAGACTCTTCAGGGAAATGTCCCCACTTTTCTTTATAAGTTGTTCGTTTCTTAATTAACGCAGCTTGTTTAGGTAATTGTTCGTGTGTAAGACGACCTACTGTTACTAACTTGTTATACAACTGATGTACTCGCTGGCGACTGACATTACCTAGATCAACTCTGATTTCATCAGTTTGTTTACCTTGAAGTACTAAGGAATACACAAGGTCAAGTCTTTCCTGCGGTGTCATCTTGGTTTTAGCAAAGTGCATTGATTTCATAGCATCTCCTAAAACCTCAGTGTAACATGTTTTACTTACATAGTCAAGGTACTTTACAACAATATTTTCAGTGTGGTAAAATAACAACAATGGATACTACTAAGTTAATACAGTACTACGAAGAGCGTTTTGATTTACTTGCTCATCCAGGATGGAAAACACTACTGGAAGATGCTCAAGAGTACAGAAATGCTGTTGCTGACATCACCACTGTAGAAACCATCGAAGAGTTACATCAGCGTAAAGGTCAACTAAAAGCACTAGATTGGCTACTCACCATGAAAGAAGTATGGGAAAAAGCCTACGAGGAATTGGTCAATGAGGATACTGAATGACTTTATCTGTGACAACGGACACGTCACTGAGAGATACACAGATCACTACATCAAAGAGATACAGTGTCCGCACTGTGATCTGTTAGCACAAAGACAACTAGCATCGCCAAGAAGTAAGCTAGAAGGCATCACAGGTGCTTTTCCAACTGCTTATGATCGTTGGGCAACGGTGCATGAACAAGCAGCAAAGGTGGCACAGTCTAAGTCCTACTACGAGGGATAACTTAGGCTTTTTTTAATTCCTAACAATTGGGTTATACCCGACTAGGAGAACAGATGGCGAATTTCGTTGAATCTCAAGATGAGGACATCGTAAGTGATGAATTTCAAGCTGAAGAGGCTAAGGCTGAAGCAGCACCAACACAGGAAGTAGCGATCCCTGAGAAGTTAAAGGGTAAATCGTACGAAGACATTGTAAAGATGTACCAAGAGGCTGAAAAGTTAATTGGTCGTCAAGCACAAGAAGTTGGTGAAGTTCGTAAGTTAGCAGATGAACTTATTAAGAGGCAAATCACACCGCAGGTAGAACCTGCTAAAGCTGTCGAAGATGATACTGACTTTTTTGCCGATCCTGTTAAGGCAGTTAACAAAGCAGTAGAAAACCATCCATCAGTGGTACAAGCTCAACAGGCTGCGCTACAGATGGCTAGGTTACAAACAGCAAACAGGCTAGCTCAAACTCATCCAGATTATACACAGGTATCGTCAGATCCTGAGTTTACTGAATGGGTTAAAGAGTCTCCGATACGTCAACGATTGTTCATAGAAGCTAACAACAGTTTTGACTTTGACGCAGCTAATGAGTTACT